CTGACATTTTAAACCATTCACCACCACTATGTTGCTCACAAAGTTTCTTTGCTAGTTTATGTGCAGCCTTTTCAGCTTTACGCCTGTTACTGACAGGTAAGGTATAGACCATTTCATAATCAGCAAAAGGTGAGCTAGTTTGAAAACTACCTAAACGTTTCTTTGGCTGTACTGTCATACCAATTTTTACCCAACCTGGATATGCATTTTCATTGACAACTATGTAGATATAACCTTCTTTCTGCTGTTCTAATTTAGTTTCAGCTAATAGTAGGTCTTTAGTTTTAAATCGTCCCGGCCCTAACAACTCATAGATGTAGCTGTATTTAGGAATGTAATTACCATCTAGATATAAGCGTGTTTTATTAGTTTTTTCATCACTTTTTTGACCACAGGATTTACATTTAAATGTTTTATTTTTCCAGCTTTTATGCCAGTTGTTATCGTTTAGTTCTACGCTACATTTCTTACATGTATGCATATTAAACTCCTTTCGGCACCTCACTGCAGTAAGTGATTGCCCATGCATCTTCAGTTGGGGCGGTAGCCATAAGGTTTTCGTCCAACAATTCTTTAGCCATCATGCATATTTCATAATCTGGAAATAGCATAGGGGCAGGATCAATTTTATAGAACTGTTGTCCCATAAACAATATGGCTACCAAAACATACATTAGTCAGTGCCAACGATATGTTCTTGATACAGTTCTGTACCTGTTTCATAAGCGTATGTACCTGCTGGTACTACTACTTCTTCAATAACACCAACAGCAAGAAATGCAGTTACAAATGTTACGAATAATGTTGCGAACATATTAATCTCCTTCTAGATTTTTCTGCAACTCTGTATAACCACCAATGTGGTTACCCTGTGAATCCCATACTTGTGGTACCGTCTTTATATCAGCCTTTTTGAAAAGGTCAAGTACCCATCGGGATGACTCTAATGAATAGCAAGTGTAAGCTATTCCGTTCTTTTTTAGTAACTCTGTCGCCAATGTACAGTAGCTACAATCACTTCGTGATACGACTACGTAGGTCATCTTTTCTCCACATTAGTTCATATAGTAGTTTCTTTTGTTCATACTCAGACATGATCATCCAATCGCGTATCTCGTCTGTAGTGCGTAGGCACCCCACGCAGTATTCACCTTCTATTCGGCAAACCTTTACGCAGGGTGACGGTACCTTACCTAGGCTGCGGTTAGGTCTACGATTTCGCATGAGTCACCTGAACAAGCTAGAGTCTGCATAGCTGCAGTGTTATCTTCTTGCTCATACTCTGATAGCTTAGTCCAATCAATACGCTCTGGCATCTGTGCTAGTAGCTCTTCATACTGTTCCTTTGTGCAATCCTGATAGGGTGCTTGCTGATAAGTATGGTCAGAGTGTGGTAGGAATGATACGCCTGACATCTCGTCAAAGTGTTCGTATACAAACGCACCTACAGCTAGCCATTCCGAATCCCGTACTGAGATAGTCACTGATGGTTTATGCTCACACCAGTGTCGCTGATACGTAAGCCATGTTTCTAGCTGCTCAATAGCTGTCATATCATTACGTGTAACTGCACCTGCAGGGGCTTTCTGTGGGAAGCTAAACACTGTAGTACTGTCAGGCTTAAACACGCAAGGCTCATTAGGGATACCATTATCAATCATGAACTGTGTTAGTGGGTCTTTGTTATCGCCACGTACAGTACGTATGTAATAGGGGCTATGGCGAGAGTGTATACCACTGGCGCTATCCACCAACTGCGAGACAGTGCCTGATGGCTTGACGCAGGTAATAGCAGCGCTATGAGGGATATCAAGACGATCAGCCCACTCAGCGTTAGTGGCGACAGCAATATCTCGTAAATGCTCAAGAGTCTTCTCCAATCCTTTGTTCGCAGATGTCATAAGAGGGTTGTCCATGATACCTGTTAGGCTCACACCTAGTAGGCGCTCCTCTTCTGTGTTACGCTGCCAATCCTTAGATAGGTATGGAAACTTAGTGTAGCTAGATTGAATTGTACCCAAGATCGTAGCAAACTTTACTTTACGTTCAATATCATCAATATTGTCTGTGGCGCGGATAACGCACTCAGTAAGGTTGCAAAACTGCGCTGATCTGAGGATGATCTCACTGCATGGATTAGTACCAAATTCCCAATTACTATCCCTTCGGTTATATTTAGCAGCCTGTTTCTGTGATGCTTCACGGTTGAACACACCACGCTCACCTGATTTAGACTCCACAAGGGCTGTCCATTCACGCATAAACGTTTCAATATCTGGTTTCTCTGAGTAGGCTACAGAGTTATTAGCTAGCGCACGGTGCGCTGCTGTCTCCCACCATTGCCCTGATTTAGCATGGCGCATACGATCATCACTTAGGTTAGACAAAGAGATCATAGCAGAACGGCGTACCCCACCGACTACCACTATTTGTCCTATAAAACACATTAGATCGTGACATTCCATGCTAGTAAGCTTACGGCCTTGTGCGCCTTTAAATGTAGACACAGCAAAGTTAAATAGTTCAACTAGAGGCGCTGGGCCTGAAGCTCGTCCACCAAATGTTTTTAGTCGCGCACCTGCAGGGCGTACCTTTGATACATCCCACTTGGGAATCTCACCTGTCCATAGTAGTGCCAATAGTTGACGGAATGCTTTCGCCCAACCTTCTTTGCTGTCTTTGACTACAATGGTTGTTTCACTGTCAAATAGCTGTTCTGGTACCTCTGGTAGCTTACTGATGTACTGGCGCTCTACAGAGAACCCTACGCCTGTACCACACAATAGGATAAACATAGCTTCGTCAAAGCGTGTAGGCTTGTCTACAGCCACATAAGAGCAGTTGTACATACATGTGTTATCACGTGCTGCTGCTGCCCCTGCTGTCATCATAGATCGCATAGAGGGCATAATCTCTAGGTTGAGGATAGCCTCTTCAATCTGATTGATGTAACTGTCATCACCTGCAATAGGACGGACAATGTTATCCATATAACGTGATACTGTTTCGTCCCAATTCTCACGGCCTTTACCATCAAAGTATTTAGCATAACGTGATTTATGGATAAATGATTGATAGTCTGTCGGTAAATAGTTATTCATGTCTCTATCCTCATTAATAGTTTGGAAAATTAAAAAAGTTTGATATGCAGTAACGTCCTCTATTTGGTACATCTGCGGTATATTTTACAGGCGTTACCTCATGGGCTAGCTTCATGGACATAGCTAATGCTCTATTATGCTTGCACTCAATCGTTACATCATCATCAAGTATAATATCCCCACCTTCAAAACCTTTAGGTTGCTTGAATGCCCAAAACAACATAGTCATAACGCTAATGTCCGAATGCTGTCCGTAGTTATCTTTGTCTTCATAATATAGTATCTGAATAGACTCTGTAAGTTCTCCAATGGTTAAAGCATCAAAAGCCCAATGTGAAGACGCAAGTGGTCCTATCATCTCTTGAGACATGTATTTTCTAGTATTTTTAAATACGTTAGAGGCTTCAGGGTCTTTAAATACTTCGTGTAAGAACACAGCATTAGTATGTTTATCCTCTGTACCGCCCGTGTTTTCTCTACGCATAACGGGTTTAATGTTAAGATCAATTTCTAACATCATGCGAGACAATGCATCATCCGTAAATACATTATCGAATACCATGTAGGGTCTACCTGATTTGGTAAGACCTGGTGTTATAATTATATCACTCAACGTTTATCTCCTGATCCTGCAATTTTACCACGGCGTTTACGATCCTCTAGCTTTTGAAGGTTATTATTGGCTAGGTCTGCCATGTTTACGTTTAGGTCACGACACAGAGCAGCAATATACCACAAGCAATCACCTACTTCGTCTGCAATAGCCTCACGGTTAAATGTTCCATCGCGTAAGATTTTCTTTACCTTGTTTGCTACCTCACCTGCTTCTGCAGCTAAGCCCAGCGCTGGGTAGATTACTGCATGTTCTGCTTTATAGATGGCAGTATCTGCAGCCTTATTTTGATATTCATTCATTTCCATATTAACATAATCTTCTTGGTAGTGCAGTATATCCATACCTATGCCCTCTCTTTCACAGTTAGGTTGTCTATTTTTAAATCATCAACATCATACATCACATTAGTGATTAGATCATATACATCTTCCTCATGATTATCATCAAACGAGGACAGTATATTATTATCCTCGTCCATCTCTACAACAAACGTGACGCTGAACTTTTTCATTTATGGTTCTCCACGTATCGCTTACGCAAACGGTTAAGGTACCAGATAGCTTTATCAATGTCTTCAAGACCATTCTTATATTCATGCCGCCACAGATACTTTAGTACGTTTGCTGCATGAGGTGCTGTGGTGCCTGACATGTTTTCTGTCATTGCTTCAATAGCATCAATACACTCTATCCCTGCTTGATTGTAGTGGGCAGGTTTGTTTACTGGATCAACTGTAACTGTAGTTAATGTAGGTTCGATTCTCATGCGCTTCCCTTTGTCTCTGTCCATCTATTGAGGCGAATTACGTTATCTTCACGTTCATATTTAACGCCACCATCAGCTTCTAGTTCTTCAGCTTCTACCTGTGCTACTGCTTCAGCATGAGCCTCAGGAAATACCTCTTGAAGGATTAAGCTTTTGTAGTAATCGTAGTCTTCCATAAACTCAGGATAGTCTTCTAAGAAACGCTCTGTTGCTGCCATAGTGATAGCAATATCCAAAGATACTTTCATGGCTTCAGCATGTTTCTCAGGACCGAAGATAAGCCCTGTGTTTAACCGTCCGTTCCAGTAACCTTCTTCGTCTTCTAGTGGACGCAAGACTATAGCTATCTCACCTGGTTGTACTTTGTAGCTCATCATGTTCTCCGTTTCACTTTTAATCGTTGTTCTTTCATGCGACTACCTTTCTCAAGTAACCAACCTTCTGGTATCACACGGTGCGCCCACTTGAAACCTTTTTGTTCACACCAATCGCAATACCTAGATTTAGCACCTTTGTAAAGCTTTGCATTAGCATTGCTGAACACGAAGCGAATATCTAAATTAGGATGTTGCCTTTGTATTTCAAGATGTTTGCGTCTATCTGCAGCACTGAAGATTCCCTTAGTTTCTATTATGATACCGTTGTCCAATTCAAAATCTGGCGTGTATGTACGATACTTAAGGTCTTCCCACTCAATCTTAAGCTTTTCATATTCTACCTTCTTTTGCCTAGTTTTTAGAAACGCAGCGGCTTCTTCTTCTAAGCCACTACGATATGTTTTACTAAGATGTCTGCGCTTCATCGCCTACAAACACATAGTCCACCTCAGGTGGGTTAGTCGATTTAGAAGCACGGCTTGGTAGTGTCTGTAAAGTGGGATGACACTTGTGCTTGAAGCTACAAAACTTACATGCGCTGGGTAGCACAATGTTACCTGTAGGCTTACGATAGTATGTCTCAGGCACAGGCTCAAAGCAACGCTCGAAAGGTGCATCACTATCAATGTAATCTACTAAGGCTTCAATGTCATCCAGTACCGCTTCTTTGTCTACCTCAGAGGCATCCACATACTTGAACTCACCATTACCTTTATTGACTACCCACCAACCACCAACATCTTTACCTGCTGCTGTGGCGTACCCTACAAGCTGTGCGATGTAGCCAAAGCTATCACCTTGTGCTAGGGCATCGAAGGATGCAAACTTGTTCTTGTATGACCACGGGGATGCAGATTTAACATCGTCAATCTTGCCATCCATTTCCATGTCATACTCGCCATTGATCTCTTTACCGCTTTTAAGCTTTAGCGTTACTTGATCATTGTCTTTGAACTCTTGTCCTGCAGCACGTAGCAAACCTTTGAACACAGCCTCAACAATATCGCCAAGGATCATGTTCATCAGAAAGTGTGGTGGCAGAGGTGTCTTGTCTTCAGGATCGTTCTTCTCAAACCACAATTGGCACTTAGGCTTACCTATGTTAGACATACGTAGCTTAAACTCGTCACGTGGGCCTGAGTTAAACTGTTTGTTCAACGCAGCCTCGACATCAGAGGCAACCTGTTTGGTCACCTCTTCTGCCATTGACGACTCACCAGCCATAGCTTTCTGCAAGAAACTGTAGACAGCTAATTCAGCAGGATGATTCATTACTCGTCCACCTCTACAAAATCATTGTTTAGGATTTCTTGGACAAGCCCTTCGTCTTCATCAGTATGCCCCTTCGCACGTTCATGGTGTAGATCAAGAATCTTACCATTGCTGTACTCAATTAGCTCAATGAAATCCTTGAGCATACCGTTGTCTGCTTCAGCAATATCAATGCGATCACCTAGAGATGCTTCGATCTTACCAAACTTTGCACCTGTTGGGATGCTAGCCTCTACGCCTACCAACTTAACAGTAGACATAATTGGCAGGATGTTCTTGCGCTGCAAACCATTCAACACTGAGTCAATGCTCTTCAATGAGTCACGGTTCTTTACATCCATAACAAATGGTTCATCAACAAACTCACCGCTGACAGGCTGTCCTTGTTCATCCACAGGGTTGTCTAGTGTTACAGTACCATAGAATACTTTGACACGCTTAACACTACGGATGACCCGTTTAGTTTCCTCAGGAAGTGATTGGAAATCTTCAATGTAACCTGAAGGACGCCCTAGGTTTAGACCACCAATGCTATCCTTTAGATCGCCATTCAATGAGTTAGACAAGACAGATTTCTCCATCTCTTCTGTCTCACTGTTCCAACGCTGCCATTGATTGCGCTGGGCGAAGACGCGAATAGAGACACCTGTGCTGTACACTTTGGTGTCACCCTTTGTAAAGGTAAAGGCACCGACAGGAATAACCTCTGTCTTGATTGCTTTACCGTTGTACTCCACCTCACCCATGATAGGCTGATGGATCATACCAAGCCGCGCAATGGAAGGTGTTGACTCAGCAGGGGCTGTGGATGATACACCCATTAGTTCTGCCATTGATTGACCGCGCTCTGTTGCGATTGATAGTTCTGTACTCATTTCTATACCTTTCTATAGAGTCAAAAGAGTCTTAGTTATACACTACACATCAACTGTGTCAAGCCAGTTTGTACCTATTTTTGCTTCTAATAATAAAGGCACATTCATAGTGACACCGTAGGCTTCCTCAATAAGATCATTCAGATCATTATTCATGTCATTAACCATTTGAATTACCTGCTCCTCTTCTTCAGGATGTACATCTACAACCATTGAATCATGAACTGTATTCACAAGACAAGATTCCATAGGCTGCAATCGTTTGTGCATTTCGTTTAATACAACAGGTACAACATCACCTGTGGCAAAGCCCTGCACTGGGTAGTTCTTAATCATAGTGAAGTGTGTTGGTGTACCACTGCTGCGGCGGGTGACATCAGGGAAAGCATACTGTCGGCCTGACACGTTAGTGATCTTAAGAAACCTCAATGCCTCTTCACCTAGCTTTTTATGCCATGCAGCAATCCCTTTATACTTCTCTATGAAGTGTGTGTAATAAGCTTGCTCAGCTTTGGTTCTTCCATAACCAGTTGCGCCAAAGAGGGGTGCGAAGGTGTGTTCCTTAGCTTCTTGGCGTGTCGTTGGTTGACCTGCATCAGAGATAACTTTCGCTGTGTAGCTGTGTACATCGAACCCTGTTGCAATCTCTTCCATTGCTGTCTTGTCCTGCGCGAGAAACGCAGCCGTTCTAAATTCAAGTTGTGCAAAATCCGCTTCCATTATTTTTCCGTTTTCCCACCGTGATATAAACACTCGCTTTATGGGGAAGGTACCACCTCTTGGCATGTTTTGCATGTTGGGATTTCGTCCAGAAAATCTACCTGTATGTGTGATTGATTGAGTGAGTTGGACGTGTAAGTTTGAGGTGGTAGGTTTTCTATAAGTGTCAATACCATTAACAAAGCTAGTAATGTAACTAGAAACAGCAGAGTGACGCATAAGATCACCAAGGAAGCGAACAGCATCATCCATGTTATTGTTTTTAGCAGTGACCATAAGCTTTTCCAATTGCTTCTTGGATGTTGAGAAGCCACTGTTGCTAGCCCATTCTTTACTTGGTGCTGTGAACCTAAGGCCAGCAACCTGGTTTGTTTCCATAAGTTTAAAGCCACGTGCATCACATTCCTTACATTTGTTTGGTTTGGCATACTTACTGCCATCTTTCTTTACTTTGTATGTCTTGCCTTTACCATAACAAGATTCGCATTGATACGCCTTAGTCTTGAATATTGTTTCGGAGTTCGCTTTAACGGCTTCTTTAAATTCTTTGGGCGTTGATGTAAATTCAAATAAGCCTTCCCAATCTTTTTTGTCTTTGGGTTTGCGGCTGAAGATAACCTGTGATTTCTGTTCGGGGGATGCAAGATTAACAGGGGTATCGCCCATGAGGGAGCGTACCTTCTCTTGGAGCCTCTCTTCGATCTCTGCTTTTTCTTTTTCAAATTCATCCCTTACTCGCCCAAGCTCTTGAATATCGACTCTGAATCCGTGCATACGCATGTGGGTAAGGGTTTTGCAGGTTTCAAAGGTGATATCTCTAACTTTGGTGAGGGAACTTGAATCGGGGTCTGCATAGTCTCGTTGCTGAGCCTTGAACAACTCACTAGTTGTGAGGAGATCAGCCCTAAGATAAAGGCTAAGAGAATGTAAATCTGTTTCATTTGTGTTGATCCCTTGTTTGATACACTTGCTAAGGTAGTCTTCCTTTTGCTCAGCTAGGCCACGAGCTTCTGCTACAGCAGCCAAGCTTAAAGGTTTCTCCACCCCACGATGCAGTAGATACTCAGCAAGCAGTGTGTCCCAAATAAGGCCATCATACTTAAACCCTGCTTCCCATATCCACATCAGATCATGGCTACCATTGTGCATGATTAGTAGTTCTGTCATGTCCAACACTTGCTGCACAAGCTTATGCCCAGCGCCTGATGTATCCTTCTTTTCGTTGTGATCAAATGTTACAATGTGTAACTCTTCGTGATTATCTGCATTGACCAAACCGATCTGTGTCAGGGTATTACCCGCCTCAAACGGATCGTTAAGAATTTTACCATCACGCCATGTGACGCTGTTCTCTACATCTAATACTAGTCTCATGTCTCTCACCTCATGCTGAATAGATTGAGCGTGACCCATCAAGTACACAGGTAATCTTACCTTGGAATCCATTCAGTTTATTCTTGGCTAGGTTTAAGTGACGAACTGGGTCTTCGTCTTCACCCTCTGCCTGTTGTGTCTTGCCTATCAAGATCATCAGGTCAGCCTCACTTGCCTTGCCTGTCTTACTTCCTTCCATCATAGACTGATTCAGGTCTGCTTTACCTTCAGCCTCTGCACTTAGCTGCGACATCCAGATCACACAACAGTCATACTGCTTAGCAATGTTACGAGCATGGATAGCTGCTGCTTTAAGTGTGATATCGCTACGCTCACTCTTTATATCAGCAAACTTATCACCCATGTCAAGTATTACGATGTCAGGCTTCTCAAACTTAACTACAGACTCAACCCAATCCATGCTCTTCCCTGTGCTATCCTTGAACATGATGTTCTGTCGTACAGGTTCGTAACGTTTATGTGCTAGAGCTTTGTTCTCTCGTACCTCTTTCATGGTCATGTTAGATGATGCACTGATGTACCGTGAGGCAACACGTGTATAAGCTTCCTCATTACACAACACAATACACTTAGCACCTTGATGTGCAAAGCCACCGTCTGCTGCTATAAGAGAGGCATGGAAAGAAGTTTTCCCAGTATTAGGCCGTGCGCCCACGATAACAAGATGACCGCCACTAACACCTTCCACCCTACGAGCCAAGGAAGATATGTTAAACTTCCACTTGGATTCCAACGCTGTTGCATCAAGTATTGTATCAAGGCTATTATCATCCCACTCAACACGGAGATTGGGAGTAAAATCATTTTTGAAATCCTCTAGTAGTTGACGCAAAGGCTGTAAGCTATTCTCTGTACCATTGACGAAATCAAAACCTAGGTTTGCAACCTGGTCGCCCACATATTGTTGGAACAATTGTGATAACGTATCCTCTGCAATCTCTTGCTTGATAGGCTCAGTGATCTCAATGCGTTTAAACAGATCGTCATAGGCACCACGTGTAGCTGTTGTCATACTAGCATTCATGCGGTTGAACACAGCCTGTAGATCAGCAACTGTCATGTCACCATCATAGGCTTCCATTGCACCGTCTAGTGCTTGCTTAATCTTACGAACATCTTTGCTAAAGATTTTATCAGGGCAACGAATACCCTTATGGTCATTGTAGAAATCACGGTTAAGCAGTGTTTTAATCAGTGCCAGTTCCATCATTATCGAAATCTCCTCTCAGGAATTTAAATAGTACTTCTATTGCAGCCAAAGGCCACATGATTGCAAAGCGCAGTGAGACATCTCTTCCTTCACTGTCCTGCGCTTCTACTACTAAAGCTATAAAAGGTATAGCTAACAGGTACACCAAGAACATACCTTTAAAGAAGTTTAAATCAGTTATCATCTTTATTAGCTTTTTCTTTTTCTTTTGCTCTGTTGCGTTCTTCTTCTGTCATTGGACTAATATCTTGTACTCCAAATATATACTCTGTTAGTTCTTGTTTCTCTTGGTTTATATGACCTTCTATAAAATCATACACTACCTGTAAATCTAACTTAGCTGCTGCACAATATAGTACTAGCTTAAGACCCTCTTCCTGCAATAGCTTTGCGCAGTTACTATCAAGGTGGAACTGATAGGTGGCACTGCCATCCTCGTGTTCCTCTACTTGTTCTACTCCAATCATACCTGTCATTGCTTATCCTTTATACATACTAGCTGTGCTTCTTGTGGTACTTGATTCTCTAACTCCTCGAAAGCCTCAAAGCAATCATACATAGAAGAGTACATACCTAGTGTGTTAACATAAGGTCTACCTTCGTGCAAGAATACAAGTACCAACAGCCACTTCACTCTTCATACATCCTTAACGCTTCCCATGATACAGGGTATAGCTTCATCATTACATCTTCGATCTTCTCAGCTACAATACGTGTCTCAGCTTGTGTGTCTTCCTTTAAGCGTAGGCCACACATCTTAGCGAAAGCGAACAGTGTACCTGACCAGTACCATTCTGTCATCATGCTCTGTGGTAGTACCATACGTGCTTGTTCTGGGCAGACATCGCTGTTAAGCATTGCATTATAAAGGTCTAAAGCTTTTTCATTTACTAATGATGTCCATTCATCAGGTTTACCTTTTATGTTGTCATACTGTGTGTGTCCTTCAATAGAAAGCTCATGGTCTACAACTATCCAATGCAACATATCCACTGCTTCATCACTACTACCTTGCTTCTTGTCCTCACTACGCTTACGCCATACATCAGGTTGGTAGAACTCTGGCTTACTATCCACGTACCGCCTCGACACTTCGTTCCAAGGCATATACTCGTGTTTTTGAAGCTGACGTGCTACAAAGATAGGTGCCTTGACGTGGAATGTAACAAACGTGTGGTTGAAGGGTGATTTGTGATTATGCTTTGCGAGGTAACGAATCAGTTTAGCATCCTTAGGCTTAAGCACTAACTCTTCACCGTAGTGAATACGTGGCATCCACTCTGATTTCTTGCCAAAGCTAACACGCGCTGCGTTAACTACTGATAGGTCACTACCCATGTGGTCAATGTATGTTGCTTCAATCATCTGCATACCTCTGTCAATTTCTCCATGTCCTCATCCATGCGATACTTAATATCATCAAGCAAACTAACTGCAATAGTTTTTATGCCTGTCCAT